CATTCGTTTAGCTACATCTGCTTTGGATGGCGGCTCTATACCAAACACCTGACAGCGAGATTGAATAGGATCAATAATCTTTTCAACATAATTACAAGTCAATATAAATCTTGTAGTCTTTGAAAACGTCTCCATTAGGTTACGAAGAGCGGCTTGAGCATTGGCCGTTAAGTAATCTGCCTCATCGAGTATACAGATCTTCCATCTACGGAATCCAATGGTACTAGCAAAATTCTTTATCTTCTCTCTTACCGTTTCTACGTTATTCTCATCAGATGCATTGAGATACATTACATCAGCATCAACATTATTAGCAATAATTTTAGCTAGCGTAGTTTTACCAGTACCAGCTCCTCCACAAAACAATAAATGTGGTACATCACCTGATTCTAAATATACTCTAACTTTACCTACAATATGCTCATTGCCAACATACCCATCATCTAGATCTTTAGGTCTATACGATTCTACCCATAGGCTATTTTCTACATTTCCAAACATTTGTTATTAGTTACCTGATGAACCAAATCCTCCATCGCCTCTTTCTGAATCAGATAACTCTGATACTTCTTCGAGTTCAATTTGTGGATATGGCATAATAATTAATTGTCCTATTCTCTCTCCTTCCTGATATTTACGTATCATTGGATAGTTCATATCCTTTGGAAATCGATATCTAAATTTAATTTCACCGCGATAGCCGGAGTCTATAACTCCTACACAATTTGTTAATGCCAAATCTGTCTTGCTAACAGAACTTCTTGGAAACATTAATCCTACATGACCTTCTGGTACCTCTATTGCGATTCCAGTAAAGTATTCAATGTAATTGTAGTTTGCATTAAACTCCATGGCTACTGCAGTGAAATCTAGTCCAGCATCCCCATCTTTAGCGTATTCTGGTATAACTGCTTTGGGATGTAACTTTTTAATCGCTACTTTCATGATGGCTGTAGCTGGACTAGATAATATGTACTTGCAAATCCATCACCTTTAAAAGTAACTCTTGCCAATCCTGCTGAAGATACTTCTAAGCTACCTTCCGTTGCATCTTTATTAGCTGTTAAGATTTCTTTGAATAGATTTGCATTGAAACAAACATTAGCTATATCCGCATCAACAGTAGCATCGACATTAAATGTAATTCTACTTGTTTTCATGCTAGAATAATTGATAATGAGCTCAGCTTTATTATTAGATGTATTAACAGCAAAATTAGTTGATTCTGGTAACGCATTCTTCGATTTGATAAATCTATCAGCAAACCCCTTGTCAAGTTTAATCTTAACAGTAAAATCAGGCAACTGCTTCATTTTAGGTACTTGCCTAATAACAGCTAAGTCTGCTAGCATAAAAGTAGCATCTGAATTACTATCCGATACCTGCAGGCTATACGCAGTTTCTTCTGCTTTTTTGATATCAACATTGATATCATTTTCTAATGCAGATAGTATCTTTACAAGTTGAGATGTTGCATAAACTCCTAACTCGCCATTCGGTAGATCAAAATCTTCTGCAGACACAGTACCTACAACATTCTGGTCATCTGTAATAAAGTCGCAAGACATTGTTTTATCTGCTACAACTAGTTTAGTACTATTAGCATTGCCAGCCAAATAATACTTATCAATAAACGAAATTAACTTTTTCTTTTCCATAACTATAATATATAAAATTTTTACTAAATATCAAAAAACTTACTGAAAGTTTCATTATTTGCCATTGTTAATGTTTGGCCACCATATTTGTTATACAATCCTACATGTTTTTCATATACCATATATGGATCATCTGATTCGAACATTTCTTCCATGCTCTTTAATACTAGATAAAAATCACGTGGTAATACCTTTTCTAGTAACTCGTCATGTGCATTTACCAATTCTTTAATCTGCTTAACTGTTTCAGTATATACAAACAAATTATTCATTGTCATTTTATTATATACATTCGCATCATATTTAGCAACTTCATCAAAAGTAAATCCTTCATATACCGGATGACCTAATGGATTAGGCACTGCCGTTCCTGGTATATATGGAAGGTTTTCTCCTTTTGGAAAGTATAAATCAGTAAAGGTCATTTTACTCAATTGAGCCGAATGAAGTGAAGTTCCATACACTGGATATAATCCTGGTGATGAAGAATCTGTCGATATTTGGATTCTACCTCCATAATGCTTATTCATCATCTTTTGGAAATATGCTAATAAGAAGAAATCAGATATTTTGGAGATTCCTAATACGTGTATGAACTTGTTTTGCTTTTTTTCAAATTCTCTATGCTTAAGTAATGGAGCTAATCCACTCATAAACATTGATACTCTTTTCTGAGCACCACCAATACACCAACCGTTGAAATCAAAGTCTCTGACTCGGTTATACCAAGTTTCATATTCTGCAATACTATTACCTTGTATTACATTTAAGAATTGAGTTTTACCTGATTGGTTCTCTGCGAAATATTTAAAATTCTCATATGAGATATCTAAACATTCTCTAAACTTACCTTCATACTTAATACGCGGCGGTATATCCAGGTTAACGGCAATATCCGAATTGGCCTCCAGCCAATGGAATATCTTCTCTTTGATCTCTGGCGACCATTTAATAGCCCCTGTAACCAATTGGAATCCTCCGGAATCACCTATAACCTGGACGTCATCACCACAACCATACTTCTGCCTGGCTTCCATATCTTTATAATGGTGACCGGCAGTAATTAGGAAGTATGGATGTCTCCATCGCTCTGGAAATGACTTGTCGTAGAATCTAGCAGTTAAGCCAGGCTTAACCTCTTTATTCTTTTTCAGAGCATCTGCACTACCACCTGCTGATAATGAGGGGTAGTATATTAATTCTTTACTCATACATTTATTCCTTTTCTTGTTAGTAGATGCTTGCATAATTCTTTTTCATGCCAAACATTTAATTCATAATCAATTCCGCTTGAAACGATCATTGCCTCGGCCAATATACCAACATCACATGCTTCTGCAATACCATGCTCCGGTCTCTTTGTTTTAATAGCATTATTCAATACTTTTAAAGCACTATCAACTTTAAATGGAGTATATCTTCTACTAGCCTCAACCGTTTCTTTAAATGATCTAAAATCAGGATATACTAAATCAGTATCAAATACATCACCTTCAACTGCTGTAAATGCTACATAATCTTGTAATGCAGTATTGAATTGTATTTCTGAAGTCCTAAGTTTGTCATAATATTCCTGCTTGGTAATTCCTTCATAGATTTTAAACCTTGGCTCGGCCTTTGCTAACTCTCGCAACGCTTCCACGGTACCTGGCATCATACTTCTAATTTCTTTACCTGAGGTAGTTATATGCCATTCCCATTTTGGATTTGCATCTAGGAATTGCTCCGCCACTTCCATCATAAAGAATGGATTCTTTTCTTTATCAAATCTTGAAGTATAAACTACTACATTATCCTTAAAGGTCTTTTGAATATTGCCAGCGGTATTCCGAACTGATTCTGAATGAACTGGTAATCCTAATACATGAATAGGTGCAGTAAACCCTGCTTCTCTCAATTGGTCTCTATGAATTGTACTTGCTACAAATATGCCAGCTAGATATTTATCAAATCCTAACTCGTAATAACGCATCCATTCTCTCATTGGAAACGTGAAATCATATTCGTCAACCGATTGAGCCCAGCACCTTGTATAAACCTTTACATTTTTATATCCATACAAGTCCCAAGCATAAAATAATGCTTCAACTCCAGGATGCCACATATCTTGAATATATACAACATCGCCATCTTGGAAATCATCAGACCGGATAGCTTCAAGTAATCGTGTTACTTGGCTCATTGCAAATACTCCACGACCTACTGCATCTAATACAGCACCGACTTTAATTTCCTGATCAGGATCATAATCGCCAGGCACAGATATAAAATCTACATCATCCTTAAATTGATTAAATGCCGCTGGCATCCAATCTTCTGTCAATTGACCTGTATACCTTGCTTTAAGAGGTTCAAGGCCTAAATACCATACTTTTTTCTTTTTTGTCATATTATTGCTCGTTCCTATCATACTTATAATCATCAGGCGTAATTCGCTGCATACAACCTTTCATAGATTGAATAGAAGCATACTTACCAGTATCAATTGAAATAGTATCTGTACTCTTAAGAAGATCGATTGGATACCTATCCTCTATTCTATAGATTATATGCACTCGATTAAATACGCCTAATGGAATATTTTTAATTGTACCTTTATCTGCCTCGATAGTTACTACTTGATTAGTTTCTAATATTTCTAATATATCATCCCAAGCATCATTCGGCTCTGGTGGCAGATATGGTTGATTGCAGTTTCTCACATATTCAATAGTAAAATAGATATGTGGATACTCTTTATAATTTTCTGGAATATGCTTTCTTACAAATACCGTATCGATATCTGCAAACCGGCCTTCGCATTCACGGCCATACCAATGAGATTTACCTTTCATCTTTTAATTGCTTGATTTGTAAATAATATATGAAATTAATTTCAATTATCCAAAAGAAAAGAATTGATTTAATGCTGCATTATTAGGAATCGTACCCCAATTGCAAGCTGCATAAAAATCATTTAACTTGTTTTCAAATGCTCTATTGAAAATTTTATCATAGTCAATATAATCTTCAACCATCTTAACTATCTCAGGCGGATCTTCAAACCCTTTAATAGCCAGCTGGTCTATACCAAATGAATTGTTTTTTAAGTAAGTCCATTTAATCTTTTGCGCGTCTAGTATTGGTGCCGTTGAAGTAATACTGTAATGAGTCAAATAATCATTATAATTCAATGCGGCCTTTACATGTACAGGAGTACGTGACTTACGTTTGCCAAACAATTGACCAGTCTTCCATTTTTTTAATTCTTTAACACCGATTGGTGACATTACTTGTAATAATGGTAGTGACTTAATATGTTCTTTGAAATCTAAAATTTTAGTATCTACTAATTCTTTAGCCGACAACTTAAGTATATCTTCTAATATCTCTGCCATGAACTTTCGAAAGGCAGGTGGGAAAGAAGATCTAACAACATCTAATCCTTTTACATCTAATCTAGATATCGTATGGCCTTCCTGATTAATCAACCATTGAGCATAACGCTTCTTGGCAATCCATAATCCGGCCTTCGCTACAAACTCTTGCTTAATATCAAATCTATGATCTGTTACATTATGGAATCGCTTAGCATAGATATTATACATTTCATTGATAAACTGCTGGACCTCTGATGCAACTTCTATAGTCTTTTCGGCCATCCACTTTTCATCGTTGATATCATATTTAGGATACCGCTTTTCAATAATTGGTAATGATGAAAAGAATACACTGTCAGTATCTATATAGATATTGAAATCTTTTTCTACTCCAAGCTCTCGCGAATAAAATTTATTACCAATATCAGCCGTAAACTTAATCAATTGCTGGCCGGTACTTGTTACGGCAACTGTATTATCAGGATCATAAAATCTAAATCCAGCATTTCCTAATGCTCCATAAAAAGAGTTAAGCATAATTTTAGTAACTAGCTGCAGCCTATCATAATATACTGCCTTAGCATCGTCACCTTCCCTTTCGCTCTTCTTTCTTAAATTTTTATATTCTACACGTTCATTGAACCACTTATCCAGAATCACTGGTATCAGGCCAGGTGAATCTGTTTTATATACCACACCATTAGCTGCGATACTATATTTGTTAGTAGTTAACCATTCCTTAAGAGATTCAGTAGTATATCCTTCATTGCCTGGCATTAATGTTAAATGCATTTCTTCGCCACGGATAAACTTATGGCCATCGAAGCCAACAATCTTACCTATTTTAGTTTCAGGTGAGATATTGCAAGTCATAATGATGGATGGATATAGCGATGTTAAATCTAAGTCATATACCCATTTATATAATCCTGGATCTGGAGTTTTTACATATGCACCTAATAAATCAATAGCAACATCCAATCCGCCAGGTAATGGCTTATTAAGACCTTTTGATAAAATAAAGACATTACGCTTGAAATCAATATCAACATATTCAGTTTTTTCACTTCCACTCTTCGATGTATGTATTTTTAATTGGCCAGAAGGTGGTGTATCTTTTGGAATCTCATTAACACGTATTTCTTTGCTACGAGCTATATAATCACCAGCCGTCTGTATCTTAACTCTTCGCTTCCTGGATGGTGCAACTATATTATTTCGTTTAAGATATGTTAATGATGCTCCGTCTAGATATCTAGTAGAATAAAATACATCTTCATATGGTACATGACCTTTATGACATATACTCATTGCCAATTCAATAAGCTGCATCTTCTGATCTAACTCGACTACCAAATCAACATCTGTCAAGTTATAATCAATATACTTTTGAATATCTGTAGTAAAGAGAGTATTCAAATCTCCATCATACTCAATCTTACCTTTACCTAATTCTTTCCGGGATATTGCATCTAATGCGTAACTAGATTCTTCTGAATATGTAAAGTTCTTATACAATGCCATATAGTCTAATGCAGATACACCTGCTATAGTATATGAATCACTACGCTCATTATATTTAACTTCTTTGATAGGTGACAATGCATTGGCCATCGATTTACCTAATACCGAAGTCATTCGCCTATATAAATAAGGAATATCAAATCCATCGATATTCCAACCGGTTAAGATAGTAGGATTAGTCTGATGATATTTAAACAAGAATTTCTGTAATAACTCTTCCTCAGTTTGACAAGATAAGATCTCACAGTCATTTGCTTCTTTAGATTCTACTAACCGACGCTTATCTAAAATAAACACATATCGCATATCTACTTGATGATCATAATACGCGATAGATGTAATTTCTTTATTTGCAGTTTCAATATCAGGATATCCACCTTCAATATCAACCTCAATATCAAAAGTTAATATACGATGGTTAACACTCGACTCATCTGAATCAGTATATCGATCAATTAAAACACGAACCTCAGGCCTAACATCTGATTCATATAATCCACGATCATCGCGAGTAGGATTAAATACTTGTTCTAACTGATTACCATCTAATGCTACAAAAGGACCATATGGAGATTTTTTATAAGCGTATGGCTTATATTTTATCTTCTTATGACCTTCAATATCATCCCATAGATGAATAGTATTCGTCTTACGTTGATAGTATATATTCTGATACATTAATTAATTTTATACAAATTTCTATAATTACGCTTAAGGCCATTATCATCAAATCCATAACCTACAAAAAACTCATCGCCATGGTCAGGAAAACAAACATGATCGATTGGAAATTCATTATCCTTTCTATTAACCAATGTTACTACTTTAACCTCGGCAGGCATTTCATTATCAACACGTTTCAAAATCTCCATCATGGTCTGACCAGTATCAACTATATCTTCAATAATATATACGCGCTTGCCTTTAAGCGATAATTCGATATCTTTAGTAAATTTAACGCCTCCGGAATTATCTTTACCAATATAAGATTTTGGACGGATAAAATCAACCTCAATATCTATACCCATATCTTTCACTAGGTCCGTAAAGAACATGAAAGCGCCATTTAATACACCGATCAATACGGGTGGATAGGCCGAATCACTATTACGATGCTCTTCTGACAATGTATGAGCCATGGCTCGAACTCGTCGTTCTATTTTGTATTCCGGTATAAGTATTTTCATTAAGTCATTATATCGTTTACAGCATCTGCAAATGCCTGCATTGGTGTTTCATGTTCTCCATGTAATGCTAAAAGTAATGCATTATAAACTAATTCAGCATCCATACCAATACGATTAGCTAATTGTAGCTTGGTTTTGATATATTCTAAATCAGATTTAATTTGTTCATTACCCATCGTAGCCTCTTACAAATTCATAATATTCATTTCTGGTAGCTGGATCTTCTTTGAATGCACCAGTTAGTTTAGCAGTCTTCATACTTGCACCACCATGCTTTACTCCACGGCATTTAACGCAGTTATGGGTAGCTTCAACCATAACCGCAACACCATTATTATCATTAATAATAGTATCTACTGCATTATGAATAGCAACTGTTAATTGTTCTTGAATGGCACCACGTCTTCCAAAATGCTCTACAAGTCGATTTAATTTACTTAAGCCTATAACTTTTCCTTCATTACCTGGTAGATAAGCTATTGAAACTGTACCTTGAATGACCTGATGATGGTGCGAGCACATTGACGTTAATGGAATGCCACCTTCAAATACTATGCCATCATAACCATCAGATGGAAATGCTGTAATGGCTGGTGCAGCTTCATATCTGCCGGCCCATAGATCATTTACATATGCCTTAGCTACGCGCCTAGGCGTATTAGATGAATTAGGATCATTTCTCCAATCCACACCCAAGGCATCTAAAAATTCTCCAAAGGCCTTTTCCGCATTATCGATAATCTCAGCTTTCTGAAATTCAGTTAAGCTAGTTACATTACCATGCTTTTGTCGCATCTCTGCTAACTGCAGTGATATTCCATTAGCAAATCCTTCTTTTACTAATTCAATCGTATTGTCATTTCCCATTTTAACCTTCTGTTGATATCATTGATAATTCTGATTCTCTAATTAATGCATACTCCTCTCCTTCTAACATAACCTTTCTACCATCATTAAGCAAATGGTTTTGTACGAGTATAGTATCACCTACGGTAGCCGTCATTGGTATCTTATCACCTGTTTGAGTAAATAGTCCAGTTCCGACTGATATAACTTCTCCGTATGTATATGACGTCTGGTTAGCGGTAAGTAGAATGCCGCTTTTGGTTTTCTGCTCATCTTCCGTTACTTTAATTAGGAGCATATCTCCCATTGGTTTCATTTTCATTTTAAACTCACTTTTTTATTAACTTCTTAAAATATAAATAATCTTTCTGAGATTTCCTACAGGAAGGTCAGACCCCAGTGGTCATATCCCAGGCCGAAATGTGCATTCTAGATAGTGCTATAAATTTATATTTAATTCCCATTTCCATTACCCATTTAGTTCGCTCATGGAAATTTTCTCGCGAATCCATTCCTGGCATGCAACATACATTTGTCATTGGAATGTTAAATGGATTGATAAATGTATCGAACATTTCTTTAATATCTTCTTCATCTGAAACTACAAATTTAAATTGATAGTTAGAATGTGACCTAATAGAATGCAATGCATTTTCTCTAATACGCTGCTTAGGACTCATACCGGAATTTGCTAGCTTAGGCGAGCAATTAATCTGATCCATATATATGGATAACTCTCTTGTTAATGGGACTGTGCCATTTGTTTCTATTTCACAATAAGGTGTAAATGGTAAATCGCATGTATAACAATATTCTTCAAAGTATTCCATAAAGCCAGCTATCGCTCGCTGATGCATTGGTATGGTAGGCTCACCTCCAGTCCAGATGATATGAATTACTCCTGATGCTATATCAGCAAGTATACCTTGTTCATCCCACCGCTCGAACAAGTATTCATATGGCCGATGCGAGCCTTTTGCCCATTCTGGTATTGAATCACAAGTCCATGTAGCCTTACCTTCCAGTTCTAAATCTCCTTGAAATGAACCTGGCGTATCATCCCGTTCTTCTTTCTTAAACTTATTAACAAATTTAGGAGTTGCACCACAAGTTAAATTGCAATTAGCTAATCTAATAAAATATGCAGGTACACCTGTCGTCTTTCCTTCCCCTTGGATGGAATAAAAGTCTTCTGAAATAAGTATTTTATTTTGTTCTGTTCCTGACATTATTTAATCTCTTCATATATTGATGAATTTTTATCATTTTCAAAGCACTCTACTCTTACTACCTTACACCGACCTGCATCCGTTTTAGATAATACCTCATTGAAATGGTCAAATACTAATTTAGCACAAGACTCAGCTCCCATCTTCTCAAGGAAATGTACTTTAGCCAGCCCCATTTGACCCATTTGTTCAAATATATCTCTATAAGGATCATTAGTTTGTATAAGTAATGTATGGTCCCACATATGATTCATCCATGACTTAAGTCCATTACCTATAGGTGAATCTTTAAATCCACCATAGTCAACAATCCAATTCATATCATCTAACCCCATATTTTCATCATCTGGTGTATTAGATTCAAACCACACTTTAAACTTTAAAGCATATCCATGTAATAATTCACAATGTGAGTGCGACGCCTTCCATTGACGTAATGCAACTGAATAATTGTCGAATATCTTTGTTGATTGAAATTTACCCATTTTTATCCTTCATACGTCCAGGCTACAAAATATTTCCGGCCATCGGTTAATAAATGAGATGCTGTACCAGCACCATCTAAAGCAAACTCAGCGAGATAATTATCTCGGTTATCTTCTGATTGAAATAATGCGAAGTTCGATGCACGTGGATATGTTTCCTTGAAGGATACCCCAGTCGCATTTACTGAGTTGTTAGTAACTGTCTCCATCATCATAGTACGGAGATATTCTTGATCACAGCCAGGAACTTTATACCAGTTAAAGTCCATAGCTAATTCTTTGTAATTAAATGATTTCTGCTTTGCCATTTTATTTAAATTAAGATATATACAATATATGAAACTATTTTCAATCTACCAAACTTTTTATAAGAATGCTGAGCCCCATCCAATATGAATTATCACAGTGCGTTCTGTGAATCCTGGAATTTTATTCTTTTCAAGACGTTCAATGATCGCATCCATATGAGTGTTGCGAAAGGTCTTTTTACGGACCTTCCGGGCTTTTGCACTAGTCTTATATGTGATAGTAATTGGTGCTTTTACGTATGCCATGTTATCGTTTATCTACTAGAAAGAATCTTTCAAATTTAGCTGGACTAAATTTAGTTAGAGGTTCATCTGAATAATCCATATCGAATCTCACTGCGTACTTGCCTTTCTTGGTAATCTTCTTGAGAGTACCAAAGCATCCGTTTCCGTTAACGATATTATCACCTAAGGTTACGTTACCTTCGTTGAGATTTATTTTCTCCCAACCATCTGTTAAAAATTCTGCTTCTGACATTATATTTAGATTTATTAATAGATTGCTTCATTTTTATGAAACTTTGGATATAAATCTATCGTTTCCAAAATCCCATGAATGGTAAAGTGCAACAATGGACTGTAATCTTTTATTACTTCCATTTCTTTATCATTGCGGATATCATTTGCATAATCAAATCCATCATATAATCCAGCAAGCATATTAGATACTGAACCAAATGCGAGTAATTTTTCTGATGCCGGATCAACGATTCTAAATAATTCTGTCTTGCACATTGAGATCAAATCCATTGTCTCTTCATTCATCCATTTATGTCTATCAAAATACTTTTGCAAATTTCCCATCTTTCTCTTTCTTTAAAGGTTATATCTAAAGATGGCGAAAAAATCAACGCAAACCAACCTTTTTAGTAACTTTTTTCAACTTTTTTTAGGCGAAGAAAGGATATACATTGTGTATATCCAATCCTCTGTACCTAAATATGAATATATCAAGCAATTTCGCATTGCCCTCCCACACAAGCCAATTCACCTGATAGATTTGTATCATCGTCCAATTCAATTACTTTACTCAAATCAACATTAGATAATGATTCCATTAATTGTTCATATTGCTCTTTCGTAATATCTTCGAATGGAGCTTGCTTATATGTATGATCAGCATATGGTAGAACGGATAATCCATTGTAATGCATGCGTTCTCTCCACATCCATTCTCCTACAGAATCCCATTCGTGGTCTCGAATTGATATGGTAGCAGATACATTATGTGTATTTGACCCGGAACGATGTCCTGACTTAATCCATTCTAAATGCACTTGCTTTACTCGTTCCAGCAATTGAAATGGTGATTCGGTTCTTAAGATTGCACCTTCTGGTGCTTTCTGTGGTACTGATATTACAGCAGTATCATGTGGCCGGAAATATTCATCTTCAATTAATTCTGGATGATGAATAGCTAAATAAGTATAAATAGCTTCATTCTTACCTACTCTCACTCGCCTAATATAATAATCGTTATGCCAGGCATGAATGCCAGATGATGTTCCTAAGGTTAATGAGGTTGTGCCAGCTGGCTTTACGGTTGTACATCTTGCTGATTTATTGATACCTAATACTTTAGCTACCCTAGCATTTTCTTCTTTAACTATTTTAGCTGCGGCTTTCATATTATAACCTAACACTGTACCGGAACCTATACCGGTCATTGAAATACCGATAAGCGCATCCTTTTCCGTTGTTCGTTGCCAAATAGGTCTTAGATAATGAAAATCGGTATATCCTGCTTGAAGCGTACCAATGAAGGCAGCTGCTTTAACTCTAGCTTCATAATCCTCTTGTGATGTGATATCCGATGCATTTACCTCGCATAGATTACAGAATTGGTATGGCCTTAAGGCAATTTCACAGCAAGGATTAGTACCCCAATCTTTATCATTCGATAAATAGATACCAGGCTCACCTGCACCAGATGCTTCAATACGCTTCCATATGGTAGTAAAGAATTCTTTAGTAACCTTATGACGCAGTAATACTGCTGAATTATTTGCTCTTCCTCTCTGTGGATGCAATTCCCACCAGTTACCAGCCTTGCAAGATATCATTTCATCATCATCTGCCGAAAACAATGATATAAGCGCCGCGCGCCTAATACCACCAGCCAGAACGGCATCAGCAATATAACAAACGATATCATGCACATCAATAGCTTTGAGCTTCTCGCCATTCTGTTTCTCATTTAGTATTCCTTCTATTTTTACCAATGCCTCTTTAAGAGGTTGGGGTCCAGGAGCTTTACCACCTGATGTAACTAAACGAGCACCTTTTGGCCTAATATCTGAAAAATCAAATTTTAGTCTAGATCCGCCATAGAAATAACTCTTCATTAAAACTTTTATAGCATCCGCCCAACCTTCGATTGAATCTGCAATTAAATATCGCCGTCGGCGATCTGGGTTTGGAGCATGAATTTCTGGTAATGCATCTACGTGATGCCTCTGCACAGAATACCCAACTCCGGTACCACCTAGTAATAAGAACATTACTTCTGAGAATGATCTCCAATCATCGATAGGTAGATAAGCACAGTTATAAACTCTGTTAGGTGATATTTCTATAGATTTGCCACCGAATTGCAAACTTCGCATTGATGGTAATACTTTTTTATTATATACAAATTTATATGCTGCTTCTATTTCATCTTTGATACCAGGATATTTTTTAATATGCATTTCTTTGTTCCGAGTAACTAATTCTTCCCATGTTTCTCTTCGGTGCAATTCCGATTGATATTTAGCGTACTTCATGTGTACGGTGATATCGGAGAGTACTTCATTAGATAGTTCCATTTTACGACCTTATATTTTTAAAGATTTATACCCTCGCGCGATACGATAATTAACGAATTCTTATATAAATATGTTCACGCAGAGCTATTAACTCTATTTTTGACTCAAAAAAGTAAAGCTTTTTCAACCGAAATCACCGCTCTTGATTTCCTTAAATTTTTGAGACAATAACTTCCGAGCCAATTCATTTCCATTAGACATTTG